TACAACAACCGGTATTTTATCTGGACAAACTCTAAAAATAGAACCTGGAATTATTGATTCTGGAACTACAGTATCCTCAATTGGTATTGGAACGGTATTTTTCAATAAACCAACTTTAAATGCTATTTCTTTAACTAATGTACAACTTTCTTTTGGAAGTTATACATCCACAACAACCGGAACCACGATTCAAGTTGGTTATGGCGTAACTCAATCTGTAGTGGGCAAAACTGATGTTACAAACGGAAGTTCTCTTGACGGTTATTTAAAAGGTATTATCACTGAAGTTGGTCAATCAGAAGTAAAAGTTAAAGTTCTAAGTCACGTATCTGCTGCTGGAACAGAAACATCCGTTGATTATCAGCAAGATGGAACTTGGTGCTTTACCGAAACTGGAAATGTTGGCATCGTAACATCCGGCACTGGAGTTACTTTGGGAAGTGCTGCTTATACTGGCGAAGTTGATTGGTTTAGTCAGCAATATATTACTCTGACTAATTCTAATATTCAGTGGAATAACGTTGCTGGTGCTCCCGGAACTTCATCTTTTGCAGAACCAAGAGGATCTAGATTTGATGAAGTTCACGTAGTCGTTATTGACGACTTAGGAACTATTACTGGTAATGCCGGAACAATTCTTGAGAAGCACTTAGGTCTTTCTAAGGCAACTGATGCTGAGTTTTCTGCAGGAAGCACTGCTTATTGGAGAAAATATATTGCAGAGGGTTCTTCTAATATTTTTGCCGGTGGAGCGCCTGCCGGACTCACTACAACAGGATACGATCCAAATCAGTTTGACTTAAGAACTGATAATGGATGGGACCAACCAGCAGAAGGCATCATTTTTGGTGCTGCAGGATCTAATACCTACACATTAGCAGGTGGTCTTAACTATAATGGTCAAACAGGAATATCAACCACTGGTGCTCTTACGGCAACTCTTGCAGAATTGAAAGATGGTTATGATTTATTTGAAAACACAGAAGACATTAAAGTAGATTTCCTATTAATGGGTTCTGCTGGTTATGCGAAAGAAACCGCACAAGAACTAGCAAACAAACTCATATCGGTTGCCGAACTAAGAAAAGATGCAATTGCATTTATTTCTCCATATAGAGGTGCGGCTCTTACAGATAATCCAGTAGAGGGTGGAGTTACAGTCAAAACTCCAGAAGATATTACAAGTAATGTAATTAGCTTCTTCTCACCAGTAGCATCTTCATCTTATGCAGTATTTGATTCTGGTTATAAGTATATGTACGATAGATTTGCAAATACTTATAGATACGCACCTTTAAATGGTGATATTGCTGGACTATGTGCTCGTAGTGATATTAATTTCTTCCCTTGGTATTCCCCTGCCGGTACGTCAAGAGGTGCTATTCTAAATGCAGTTAAACTTGCATACACTCCAAGTAAGTCACAAAGAGATCGTCTTTATACAAATAGAATTAATCCAATAATCTTCTCACCAGGAGCAGGTATTATTCTGTTTGGTGATAAGACTGGATTAGGAAGAACATCCGCATTTGATAGAATTAACGTTCGTAGACTCTTCATTTATGTTGAGGATGCCATCTCTCGTGCCGCTAAGGATGTACTATTTGAGTTTAACGATGAAATCACAAGAACCAATTTCGTAAATACAATTGAACCATTCTTGCGTGATGTTCAGGCAAAGAGAGGTATTTTTGATTATGTTGTTATTTGTGACGAAACAAATAACACGGCATCAGTTATTGATGCTAATGAGTTTAGAGCAGACATTTACATTAAACCAGCGAGATCGATTAACTTCATCGGTCTTACCTTTATTGCCACCAAGACTGGTGTTGATTTCGAAGAAGTAATCGGAAACTTTTAATTAATCAAGAGGTTTAACAACTATGGCAACCAGAAATCAATTAAATCCACCTCCTTTAAGGAAGATTACAGACTTCAAGAGTAAGCTGTCTGGTGGTGGTGCTAGAAGTAACCTCTTTGAGGTTGTTCTTTCTTTCCCAGATGTTGCAGCTGCCGATACTAATGTTCTTGACAAATCAAGATTCTTAGTCAAGTCTGCGGCACTTCCAGCTTCAACAGTAACTCCATTAGAAGTTGCATTTAGAGGAAGAACTCTAAAATTAGCGGGAGATCGTACTTTTGAAACTTGGACGATTACCGTAATTAATGATACCGATTTTTCTATTCGTTCAGCATTTGAAAACTGGATGAATAAAATTAACAGAGTATCTGATAATACTGGCGTAACCGATCCAGCTCTTTACCAGGCAGATGCGTTTGTGTATCAATTAGATCGTGATGGGTCTACACTGAGAGCATATCATTTCTATGATTTATTCCCAACAAACATCAGCACAATCAACTTGGCATATGAAACTGATGCTATTCAAGAGTTCACTGTAGAGATGCAGGTTCTTTGGTGGGAAGCAGTTAAGGGCGATTCTCCTGCTGCTGGCGGTGAAGATATTAACTAAATAGAACATATTAAGAGTTTAAATTTATAAAATGGCGAAACTTTTTGGTTTTTCGATTGAGGATAATGAAAAAAAATCCAAATCAATAGTCTCCCCCGTTCCTCCTAATAATGAGGACGGGGTTGATTATTATATTCAATCTGGATTTTATGGTCAGACTGTTGATATTGAGGGCGTTTATAGAACAGAATATGACTTAATTCGTCGTTATCGTGAAATGTCACTTCACCCAGAGTGTGATGGAGCAATTGAGGATGTTGTGAATGAAGCAATTGTGAGTGATTTATATGATTCTCCTGTAGAAATTGAATTATCAAACTTAAATGCTAGTGATAAACTCAAGAAAATTATAAGAGACGAGTTTAAATATATTAAGGAAATTATGGACTTTGATAAGAAGTCCCACGAAATTTTTAGAAACTGGTATATTGACGGTAGATTATTTTATCTCAAAGTTATTGATGTAAAGAAACCTGAAGATGGAATTCAGGAATTGAGATATATTGATCCTATGAAGATGAAGCACATTCGTCAAGAGAAAAAGACGAACAATAATATAGGTCCAAATTTATCATCACTCAGTAATTTTAATATAAATCAAGTTACATATCCAGAAATTGAGGAGTATTTTATTTACACCCCAACATCGAATTACCCATCAGGAACACTTGGGTCTTCGGCAAAAGGTGCGGTAAAGATTGCAAGAGATTCAATTACTTATTGCACTTCGGGTTTAATAGACAGAAACAAGGGAACCGTACTTTCCTATCTTCATAAGGCAATTAAGGCACTCAATCAACTTAGGATGATTGAGGATTCTCTTGTAATTTATAGATTATCAAGAGCACCAGAACGTCGTATCTTCTATATTGACGTTGGTAATCTTCCAAAAGTAAAGGCAGAACAATACCTCAAAGAGGTTATGAGTCGCTATCGTAATAAATTAGTTTACGATGCTAACACCGGAGAGGTTCGTGATGACCGTAAGTTTATGAGTATGCTTGAGGATTTCTGGCTTCCAAGAAGAGAAGGTGGAAGAGGAACTGAAATCACAACTCTTCCTGGTGGTCAAAATCTGGGAGAACTTTCTGATATTGAGTATTTCCAGAAAAAACTTTATAGAGCATTAGGAGTTCCAGAATCAAGAATTGCCGGTGGGGGTGATGGATTTAATCTGGGTCGTTCATCAGAAATCCTAAGAGATGAACTTAAGTTTTCCAAGTTTGTTGGACGTTTAAGAAAGCGTTTTGCAAATATGTTTAATGATATGCTTCGTACTCAACTTCTGTTAAAGAATATCGTAACCCCAGAAGATTGGGATACTATGAGCGATCATATTCAATATGATTTCTTATATGACAACCATTTTGCAGAACTTAAAGAGGCAGAATTACTTACAAATCGTTTAACACTTGTTACGACGATGGAACCATATATTGGCAAATATTTCTCAACCGAATATGTTCGTAAAAAGATTCTTCGTCAAACTGATAGTGAGATTATTGAAATTGATGAACAAATTGATGATGAAATTGAAAAGGGTATTCTTCCAGATCCTAATCCTCCGGTGGATGAAATGGGTAATCCTATGCCAGAAGGTGGTTTGCCTCCAGAAGGTACAGGAGAACCAGCACTAGGGGAAGTTCCACAAGAACCTGTTGCTCCAGAACCACCCCCAGAGCCTAAAGGTGGCAAGATATAAATAATCTTATAGTAATACATTATTTTTATGGAAGAACTTATCGATTTGATTGCAACAGATGGAAATGCATCTGACGTATCTGATAAAATTAAAGAACTTTTATATACGAAAGCAGCAGATAGAGTTGATTCAGCTCGACCCTATGTTGCATCATCTATATTTGGTAATGAAGAAAACACCGAGGATCAAGAATAATGGCAATTAAGGTTGTTCAAAATGTAAATAGAATTACTGTAACTGCAGGTGCGGCGACTACTAGCAATCCTATTGCTCTTAAAAGTGGATATTTAAGAGTATCTACTGGATTAACCTCAATTTATGTTGAGACTGGTGCGCCATCTGCATCTGGCGGAAACCCAATTGTAACTACTAATTCTTTTCATATTGGACCATATGGTAATGAAGTATTGAAAGAAAGAATTGCCAGACAAAGAATTGCAGGAATTACTACGGGAACATCGACTGTTATTTCATTTGATCAAAATGCATCTAATCCATTTTTACTTGGTGATTATGTCACCATTCAAAATGCACAACCAGCAGGAATCAACACGGAACATAAACTAATTACTGCAATATCTGATGAGTCTGTAACAATCTCCCATGATAGTTCATCTATTGTTGGAATAATTACCGTAACTAATGCAAATCTTGCAAGAAGCGTAAAGGTAAGTGCGATTACCGCATCAGGTTCCCAAGATGTTAGTATCACAGAAATCGTTCAGTTAGTCACCGAATAAAAAAATGAAACTCATCACAGAAGAAGTCTCACAAGTTAAGTTTATCACCGAAGGTAAAGGTGCCGAAAAGAAAATGTATATTGAGGGAGTTTTCCTTCAGGGTGACATTTGTAACCGTAATGGTAGAATGTATCCTATGCAAACTCTTGCAAAAGAAGTAGCAAGATATAATGAGGCATTTATTGCAAAGGGTCGTGCTCTTGGAGAACTCGGCCATCCTGATGGTCCTACCGTCAATCTTGATCGTGTTTCTCATAAAATTGTTTCTCTGGAACAAAAGGGATGCAATTTTATCGGTAAGGCACAACTTCTTGAAACTCCTATGGGTAAGATTGCAAAATCTCTTATTGGTGAAGGTGTTTGTCTTGGCGTTTCTTCTCGTGGTGTTGGTTCACTTAAATTAACTAATGAAGGTCATAAAGTTGTTGGAGAAGATTTTATGCTTGCAACTGCTGCAGATATTGTTGCCGATCCTTCTGCTCCTGATGCATTTGTTCAGGGAATTATGGAAGGTAAGGAGTGGGTTTGGGAAGGAGGAATTCTTCGTGAAAGACTTGCTGAACAGACAAAGCGCAGAATTAACACTCTTGTAGATGAAAAAACTCTACAAGAACATAAAATTGAATTATTCCAAGAATTCTTAGGAAATCTTTAATTTATAAATAAATATAGATTATAACACAATCAAACAAATGTCCGTTGGTAGAAATTTACAAGAAATGGAAAACGTAGTAACCAAAGGGGCTGCACCTGCCGAACCAATGCAATCCGGTAATAAGTCTGGAGTAGCAACTCCAGGTCAAACTGGTGCTTGGGAAGATTTGGGTGGACCAACCCCAGAAAATTATCGTCCCGATGACGATTCGGCAAAATTACAAGATCCCGCCACAACTCTTGCACAAGTTAAGGATGTTGTAAATGCAAAGGCATCTGCAGCAGAAGCTCCTCATTCTTCAGCAACTCCTGTAGGAACTCCTGGTCAAGGAATGAAGGAAGATTCTGAATATGCTGATGAAGAGGATTTAATTGCCGAGGAAGAGGAAAAAGAAGAGCCTGGTGAGGCACCTCATAAGGAAGGCAAAAAAGAAAAGGGCGAAAAGAAAGAAGGTAAAGGCCACGAAAAAGGCGAAGAAGATGATGAAGAAGATGAAATGAAGGAAGAGTTTGACATTGAAGAAGATGTCAATGCTCTCCTTGCTGGTGAGGAGCTTTCCGAGGAATTCCAAGAGAAAGCACGTACCATCTTCGAGGCAGCAATTAAATCTAAAGTTGCTGAAATCAAAGAAGAACTTCAATCATCCTATGAGACATCTCTCGTAGAAGAAATTGAAGCAATTAAAGAAGGTCTTGTTGACCGTGTTGATGCATACCTTGAGTATGTTGCTGACGAGTGGATTTCTGAAAATGCACTCGCAGTTGAGCACGGTCTTAAGACTGAAATGACTGAATCATTCCTCCAAGGAATGAAGAGTCTTTTTGAAGATCATTATGTAACAATCCCTGAAGATAGATATGATGTAATCGAGAGTATGGTAGATAAACTTGATGAAATGGAAGGAAAACTCAACGAGCAAATCGAAAAGAATGTTGCTCTGAATAGAAGATTAGCAGAGTCGGTTGCTGATGTAATCTTTGCCGATGTCACTGAGGGTCTTGCACTTTCTCAGAAGGACAAACTCGCTTCTCTTGCCGAAAATGTTGAGTTTGATAGTGAAGCAAACTATCGTGAGAAGCTGGTCACTCTGAGGGAATCTTATTTCCCAACCAGAACAACTGGTACTCAAAGAGATGACTCCGAAACTTTATCTGAAAGTACTGATATCCAGTCCCAGCAACCACAGGTTGATGGAAGAATGGCAACATATCTTCAGACTTTAGGAAGAGTCGCTAAAAAGTGATTTTTAAATTATAACAATCAAACTAAAACTTCAAATAGGTAAAACAAATGCAAATGTTCAACGCAGAATATTTGCAGGAGAAGTGGGCACCAATTCTGGACTATTCCGGAATGGATCAGATCAAAGATGCACATCGTAGATCTGTAACCGCTATCCTGCTAGAGAACCAAGAAAGAGAACTCCGCGAAGAGCGTGATTTCCTTTACGAATCTCCAACTAACGGAACCGCATCTGGTGCTGGTGGCGCTGGATTTGGTGGAAGCGCACAAGGATTCAGTGGCGGTCCTACCGCAGGTTTCGATCCCGTTCTGATTTCTCTAATCAGACGTTCAATGCCTAACCTGATCGCTTATGATCTGTGTGGCGTTCAACCAATGAACGGTCCTACCGGACTCATTTTTGCGATGCGTTCGCGTTATACCAGCCAGTCCGGAACTGAAGCATTCTACAACGAAGCTAATTCTGCTTTCTCGGGTCAGGATGCTGGATTCGATGTAACCACCGGATTTACTGGCGCTAGCGTTGGTATGGGTACTACCACTCAGGGTGGCACCAATCCTTCAATTCTTGATGGTTCAAACCAAGCAAACAATGCTCTTGGTGCTGATCAGTATAACGTTGGTCAAGGTA